TACACCCAATCGATGACTGCCGCCCGAAAGGCCCCCAGGAGCCCCAGGACGCCCGCCGCTGATCGCGGCGTGCTCACGCCGCGGGATCCTCTTTCGCCCGGAACTGGAGCACGTCCGGGGCCGCCGGCGGCGGGTCGTCGAGGTTCAACGGCGGCATGGCGATCGCCCCGCCGATGTCCGTGGGGCAGATCGCGGGGTCCACGTAGACCCGCTGGAGATTCGGATCCGAGTGATCGAGCAGCAGCGTGGCCGCGGCGGTCCCGCCCTTGAGGGCCGCGTAGCTCGCCGCGGTGCGGCGAAGCCCGTGGAACCCCCGATACCGCACCCCGGCCGACTCACACAACACTTTCAGCGACGCCCACTGCGACCTGGTCCGCCGATCCCACGGCCACACCAGGTCGTCGGGGCCGCGGCGGTGCTCCGCGAGCATCGCCGCCAGCTGCGGCGTGATCGACCGCTCGATGTCGCGAGTCGAGCCCTTTCTGGTCGCCCCGAGCAGCACGATCCGGCACCGCTCCAGGTCCACCTGTCCCCAGCGGAGCGCGGTGAGTGCCGAGAATCGTTCGCCCGAGCACACCGCGGCGTAGATGAGAGTCGGCCACCACCATCGGGCCGGCAGCCCGCCGACCTTGCCGATCCGCCGCTTGCCGAACCGAATGAGCCTCTCCACGTCTTCGGCCGTGTAGGCCCGGCCGACAGGCAGCCGTGTCGGCACCTTGATCTTCGGCAGCTCCGGAAACTCCGCGGCCCACCGCTTGCGGGCGGCGTAGGTCCAGACCGCGGCGATCATGACGCGATCCTTTCGCACGCTCGCGGGACTGGGCCGCCGCCCGGCCCACGCGATCGTCTCGGCCCGCCACCGCAGGTAGCGGGCGACGACCAGGTCGTCGAAGTCGTCGGTCGTCGCCGGCCGACCCAAGAACCGCTCGAACCGATCCCACAGCATCCGGTACAGCCCGGCCGTGTGGGGCTTCAACTCCCGCAGCAGAGCGTACCGCTCCGCGACCTCCCGAACCGTCATGGCACACATCGTCGTCTCTCCTTCATGGTTGATCGGGGCAGACTACCACACCTGCACGCCCGTACATCCATGACGGTGGGGGGTACGACCCCCAGACTTCGACTCCCCTCGCCTCCACTCGACATCTGCCCGGCACCCCGACTCTCTCACCGCGACGACTCGCAAGCAAGCAACGGGTTCGAGCGGGGGCAGTCGGGGGGCCGGGGCAGGTTGGACAGTTGATTCGGCTGACGCCAGCGTTAGTATGGAGACATGATCGTGGCGCTACCTCCCAACCGCAAGCTGATCGGCACCCGCGACGCCGCCAAGATCCTTGGCATAAGCATGGGGCGGCTTCGCCAGCTCGCCCTCGACGGGACGGTGTGGAGTGACCACGCCGCAGCAAACGCTCGTGTGTTCGACGAGACAGAGATCCGCAAGCGGGCCAAGGTGCCCAGGACTACTGGGCGCAAGCCCGGCGGATTTCGTGCCGGCTGATTTCAGCGGCTTTTTCATGGGGACTCCTTCTCGGAGAACCCTCTTGACACGTTCTGACGCTCGCGTATATTTCCGCACCGTCGTTCATACGCTGTCGTCTGAACGACGCGGGCCGAGAAGTTTCGACTCCTCCACTCGACGTTTCTCGCGGGCCAGACCGCACAAAAAAACGAGTTGACCAACAACTGAACTTGCGTACACCTAGGACATGCCACTCATCACGGTGATGGGTGGGCCACTCAGGCGAGGGACGCCGATGAAAACGCGAAAGAAAGCATCGGCGGCCCGACTCACGAAGGGAGCCGGTCATGGACATGGACGTCGAAATCAGAAACCTGCGGACCAAGGGCCGCGAGATCGAGGAGATCGCGGAGCTGTACGGGCTGGACGTGGCCGACGTGGAGGAGAGGCTGGCGTCGGCGTGGCGGGATCCACGATTCGGCGGGAAGGCCGAGCCGAACGAGTATCTCATCATGCTGGAGGCGAGCGCGGTGCGGATGCACTGGTCGCCGGAGGAGGAGTCGCGGCGGCGGGGGCACCACAACGGGTGGACGCCCCCGGATGCGTCGGAGTCGATCTTCGCGAAGCCCGTCGCGAACTTGCGGTACAGGTCTGCGTGACCGCCGGCACCCTGCGGGCCAGAGCCCGGGACGCCATGGACTGCTGCCACGGCCGGCTGCCGCTCAACGAGACGATCGACCTGTCGATCGACGAGCGGATCGAGCAGGGCGATGCCGAGGCACTGTTCGACGCTGTCGTCGAGGCCATGGAGACGCTCGCGGACCTGCAGGACCGGATCGCCGAATCGTACATGTGTGACGCCGACACCATGCGGCGGCTCGCGGCCGTGCGGCTCCGCAAGGAGCTGACGGGCCGGGACTGGCGTGGTGCGGCGTGGCCGGAGCAGGAGACCGCCGCGACGGATCGCGGCGGGAGGGAGGCCGGCGGAGCCGGTCGCTGACAGGACGGACACCCGGCGAGCCACGGTAGGCAAGCCGGCCAATACACGGAGGGGCTCGTGCTGATTCTCAGCCGCTACCAGGGACAGGCAATCCGGATCGGTCCGGACGTGACGGTCGTGGTGACCGCGATCAAGCAGGCCAACGGCTGCCGCCCCATGGTGAAGCTGGGCATCGACGCGCCCCAGTCCATCACGGTGATCCGCGAGGAAATCGAGGAGCGATATGGCGCACCAAACGACAGCGACCAGCGATGCCGCGAGGCGTCGGGAGGCGAAGCAGGCACTGGGGCTCGCCCGTGCGTGCCGGCTTCTCCGAGCAGTGAATCTCATGCTCACGTCCGCGGCGGCTGTCCGCGGCCAGAGCAGGGTGTTTGATGGCGACCTGCGGATGGTCCGCGAGGCCGCAGAGCTGATGAACGATTGGGCCAAGGACGAGGGCACAAAAACATGAAGATCACAAGAGGTATCCGACAGACACCGAGCCGCGTGGTGATCCACGGGGTCGAGGGCATCGGCAAGAGCACGCTGGCGGCGCAGTTTCCGAACCCGATCGTGCTCGACACCGAAGACGGCACCAACCACCTGGACGTGGCCCGGGTGACGTGCGGCGACTGGGCATCATTCAAGGCCGCACTGGTATCGCTGTCTGGCGACACGCAGGGCTTTCAGACCCTATGTGTGGACTCGATGGACTGGGCCGAGCGTCTTCTGATCGAGAAGCTCCTGAAGGATGCCAACAAGCGGAGCATCGAGGACTTCGGTTTCGGCAAGGGGTACACGATGGTCGCGGAGGCCGTGTCGCGGCTGCTCGACGACCTGGACATGATCGTCGGCAAGGGCATGAACGTCGTGCTCGTGGCCCACACCAAGGTCGCCCGCACGAGCCCGCCGGACATGGACGAGGGCTACGATCGGTTCGAGCTGAAACTGACCAAGCAGAGCGGGCCGCTCGTGAAGGAGTGGGCCGACGCCATCCTGTTCGCCAACTACAAGACGCGGCTGGTCGAGGGACAGGACGGCCGGACGCGGGCCAAGGGCGGCAAGGAGCGGGTGCTGCACACCGAGCGGGCCGCGGCGTGGGACGCGAAAAACCGCTGCGGACTCCCGGCCGAGATCCCCATGGACATCGCGGCCCTTGCCCCGCTGTTCGCCCTGCCGAAGCCGCGGTCGTGGCGGGACCGGGTCCGCGAGGCCACGACGGTCGAAGCCCTTGGGGCGATCGGCGACGACGTTGACGCCGCGGAGTCGTTGGGCAAGTTGCAGCCGGACCAGGCCGACGCCCTGCGGCAGATGATCGCGGGCCGGCACGACGAGATCCAGCCGCAGGAGGCCACAGCATGACCGGCACCCAGGTCGAGCGGGACGAGCAGACCGCCCACGAATCGGTGATGCAGGTGATCGAGGACGCCGTGACCGCGTTCAAGCGGGGCGGCATGAGCTACGACCGGGCCGCGACGCTGATCGGCACGGCCCTGGCGAAAGAGTCGGCGCGGCCGGCTCGGATCGGTGAGACACACGCACCAGAGGTGACGACATGAACTGGGACGATTTCGGGACGGTCGATGAAAGCGAGTCGGGCGTTGTGGAGCAGCTCTGCCCGGAGGGTGTCCACACGGCCACGATCGGCTGGCTGAAGATGCAGCCGCAGGCGTGGGCGGAGTGCGACGCCAACCCCAAGGGCTGGTGCCTGACGGTGCGGCTCGACGTGAAGAAGGGCATTAAGGCCGTCTTCGACACGATCCCCTGCCACCGCCGGGCGACCATCGAGGCGCTCTGCCGGTCGGCCCGGATCGACCCGCCGCGGGGCGATTGGGACGAGAGCGAGTTGAAGGGCTGCGTCGTGACGTTCGAGAGCGTGATTTCGCTGTCGAAGAAGGGCAACGACTACGTGCTCATCAAGGGCTACAAGCCCAACGCAGACCCGCTGCCCAAGGAGATCCGCGACCGCCCGGCCCGCACGCCGACGCAGAAGGCCGACGCGGCGGCCGCGATGCCCAACGACGACATCCCCTTCTGACCACCACCACCACCATCAAGGACGAGACCATGGCAACGCCAGTATTTCGATCGCGGGTTCATGTGGACTACCACTTCAACGTCAGCATCACCCGCGAGCAGGGCGATGCGATCATCGTGGACGGCCAGCGATTCGTGCGCCTGCTCGGCGGCTCATTCATGTTGAGCATGACCGGCGAGTGGCACTACTCGCTACGCGAGGCCGACCTGTCGGTGCTCGCGACGCTGTCCAGTCTCCGCGGCCGGGTCGATGACCTGGTCGCCACGATCCAACGGCCGCTCCCGGCCGCAGACGCTGCACAGGTTCCGGCGTCGGGGAGAGCGCACGCGGGGGTCGCGACGTAACTCCGCTGCCGGGGGCTGGCGACGTTCTCCAGCCGGTGCCCCGACCGTCCGCCGCACGACACGCGGCACCACACACAGGGAGGGTGATTGCGATGGGACACGACTGGCATAGGGACATGGAGCCGCTGCCGATCAAGGCCGCGGGGGTGGCATCGTTCCTGCGGAGCTGCGGGCGACCGCGGGCCGCGGCGTGGGCTGCGGAGCTCGGGACGGAGTTGGAGAAGGCGAGAGCCGAGATCTTCCACCTGCGCGTCGATAACAACCGGCTCGCGTCGAAGCTGGCCCGGCTGACGGGGGGCGAGAGTTTTTCGCAGATCCCGCACTCGAACAAAAGCGAGTGGGAGTAGCCATGGCGCTCAAAACCACCGACGAAGCGATCGCGGCCCTGCCGATCTTCGCCCAGCTGCGAGCCCGGCCCAGCGACCCGCCGACATCGCACGCGGCTGCGAAGCGGGCCGCGAAGACGGCCGGCGGCCACCGGGACGCGATCGTCGAGGCGCTCGCGGCCGGGCCGGCGGGGCAGACCGAGATCGCCCGGCGGGCCGGGCTGTCGGTGGCCCAGGTGAGCAAGCGGCTCAAGGAGCTGCGGGACGGCGGGCGGATCGAGCGGACCGGGCGCGATGTGGCGGCGGGGGAGTGTGAGTATCGAAATACCGAGGCAAGGAGGTAGCGATGGCGAAGATCATCACAAACTTGGCGGACGTGCCGGACGGCTGGGTGCGGATCGCGGACATCACCGACAGCGTGACCGACCAGAAGATTCTCAGCGACGCCCACAACGCGGACGTGATCCCGGCCGTGAAGTTGGTGCGAACGACCAGCGAGTTTCGGATTGGGCCGGTGTGGGTGGACCCGGTGGCGGCAAAGGCGCTGCTGGGGCGATGCCAGGCCAAGCGGGACGGGCGGGTGGCGGCCGAAGGTGACCGCGACCAGCGGGCTGGGTCGGCCGTCCGTGTCGTGGTTCTCGACGACTGCGCCGAGCGGATTGCCGTCGCTTTGGAGAGGATCGCGGATGCGGCGTGGCGGACGGAAGCTTGAGCGGGAGCGTGGCCCATGGCCGGTGAATGGATCGCGGTAGACATTGCCCTGCCGGACAAGCCGGAGTTCCAGGAGATCATGGACCTGACCGGCCGTGACGAGGCGTGGGTCGAGTTCCTGCTCATCCGGATGTGGGGCTGGGCCTCGATGCACTGTGCCGACGGCACGGCACGGATGACCATGCCACGGATGGTGAGAACGTGGGGGGCGGACGAAGCCTTCTGGCTGGCCGTGGCCAGCGTGGGCTGGCTGGAGATCGACGAGACGGCCGCTACCGTTGCTGTCCCCGGATGGGACCGCCGGTTCAGCCAGGCGGCCAAGTCGAGAGCCCAGCACCAGGACCGGGCAAAGGCCCAAAACGACCGCGAACCCGAGCGTCGGCGACGCGCAGCGGTTGCCTGCGCTCAAGCGCAGGCACTGCCTGCGCCGACGCGCAGTAGAGGAGAGGAGAGGAGAATTCCTCCTCCTCCGCGTGAGGCTTCGCCGTCCGAGGCCGGCAGCAGCGGCTGGGAGGCACTCCGGGCCGCATGGGGCTCCGGCCCCGGAGCGGCATGGAAGCCCGCCGCCCCGCCCGAGCCGCTCGCGGACCGGCTCGCGGAGCCCGGGTGGCTCGCCGAAGCCCTGGAGGCCATCCCGCGGCTGCGGGCGTGCCGGTATTTCGATACCCCGGTGACGCTGGTGCAGTTCTGCGGCCACGGGTTCGTCCAGCGAGTGCTCGGCGGGCAGTACGACGCCCCGAAGACACCTAAGAAACCTGCCGGCGGCCCCGACGCCCCAGCCCCGCCCCGCATCGACCCGGCGTTCGAGGCCGCCAAGGCCGCGACGCTGGCCCGGGAGGCGGCCCGCCGGGCCGCGGAGCACGCCCGGCTCGACGCCCAAGCCGCAGGAGCCGCCCCATGACCCGCAAACTCTCTGCCGCGTCGATCCTCGCCGCCCGCTCGCAGGGCACGACCACCGCCCAGCGGCAGCTGCTCGAAGTATTTCGATCGCTCCGCGACTCGCAGGGGTACGCCCCGACGTTTCGCGAGCTGGCCGACGAGATCGGCGTCAACGTCGGCGACGTGTCGGCGAAAATGTGGCGGCTCCGGCGGGACGGGGTCGTCGATTGGCACGACGGCAAGGCCAGGACCATCCGGATCGTGGGGGACTCATGGGGCTCTTGATCGGGATAGACCCCGGCATCACCGGGGCGATCGCGGTGATCGGCGACGGACAGGTGGCGTGCCGGGAGATGCCGGCCGTGGAGATCAACGGCAAGCGGCGGGTGGACCCGGCGGGGCTCACCACCGCCCTCGCGGCCATCCTGCAGGCCGGCCACCAGGTCGAGATGGCGGTGCTGGAGCACGTCCAGGGCGTGCAGGGCACCGGGGCCACGTCCGCGTTCTCCTTCGGCCGGTCGTTCGGGGTGGTCGAGGGGGTGCTGGCCGGGCTCGCGATCCCGCACACGCTCGTCCGGCCGCAGGTCTGGACCAAGGCGCTGGGCGTGAGCCGGGACAAGGGCAGCCACCGGGCCGCGGCGGCCCGGCTCTGGCCCAAGCACGCGGAGTTGTTCGCCCGCGTGAAGGACGACGGGCGTGCCGACGCGGTGCTGCTCTGCCACTGGTACGAGAGGTGTCATGGGACGTCCGCAGTCGGCTGACCCGGCCAAGGCCGCAGAGCGAAAGCGGCTGCTCGACCTGGAGCGGACCCGCGAGCGTACGCGCCGCGGTGCCGATATCGGTGAGATTCCCAAGGTGGTGGACGCCGCCCGGCGTGAGTCGTGCCGGCTCGACCTGGAGCGGTTCCTGGTGACGTACTTCCCGTACTCCACCGGGCTCTCGCCCTTCTCCGACGACCACAAGCGGGTGATCTCGCGGATCCAGGACTGCGTGACGCGCGGCGGCCGGTTCGTGAACGCGGTCTACCGCGGCTTCGCCAAGTCAACGATCTCGGAGTTGGCCCTGCTATGGGCCATGCTCTACGGGCACAAGCGGTTCGGCGGGATCTTCGCGGCCGAGAGCGACCTGGCCGCCAAGGCCATCAACTCGATCCGCACCGAGCTCTCCGACAACGACCTGCTCTACGACGACTTCCCCGAGGTGTGCCACGCGGTCCGGGCGCTTGAGGGCAAGGCCCAGCGGTGCAACTCGCAGACGCACAACGGCCGGCGTACCCACATCGGCTGGAAGAAAGACACGCTCGTGCTGCCGACGATCGAGGGGTCGGTGTCGAGCGGTGCGATCATCATGTCCCGCGGGCTCACCGGCTCGATCCTGGGGCTCCGGTGGAAAACGCCCGAGGGCCACCAGCTGCGGCCCGACTTCACGATAGTGGACGACCCGCAGACCCGCGAGTCGGCCCGGTCGCCGGTGCAGTGCCAGGCCCGGCTGGAGATCCTGACCAAGAGCGTGATGAAGCTCGCCGGCCACACGAAGTCGATGGCGTGCGTGGTCAACGCCACGGTGATCGAGCAGGACGACATGGTGGACCAGCTGCTCGACCAGGGCCGCTACCCCGCGTGGCAGGGCGAGCGGATCCCGATGGTCCGGCAGTTTGCCGACCGCCACGAAGATCTCTGGATGGAGCGGTATCGCGAACTGCGATGCACGTTTGCGAAGGACGTGGTGGGCGACCAGGCCCGCGCCCACCGCGAGGCCAACGAGTTCTACGCCGCCAACCGCGACGAGATGGACCGCGGGTGTCTGGTGTCGTGGGCGTCATGCTTCGACCCGGACGTCGAGGTCTCCGCGATCCAGCACGCCTACAACGCCCTCATCGACGATGGCCCGGACGTGTTCGCGTCGGAGTTTCAACAAGCACCGCTCAAGAACGCGGCCGAGTCGCTGGGGATCTCGCCGGACGAGGTCCGGGGCCGGGCCATCGAAATACCCGTGGGCGTGGTGCCGCGCGGGTGCGACACGCTCACGGCGTTTGTCGATGTGCAGGAGAAGCTCCTGTACTGGGCGGTCGTGGCGTGGGGCTCGCAGCTCCGCGGGCACCTGGTGGCGTACGGGGCGTACCCCGAGCAGGGCCGGAGCTACTACACGCTCCGCGACTCGAAAAAGACGCTTGTGAAGGCCGCCGGCGGGGCTTCGCTCGAGGCCGCGATCCACGCGGGGCTCGAGACCGTGGCGGCGTCGCTCCTGGGCCGTGAGTTCACCCGCGAAGACGACGACGCGGTGCTGCGGGTGGGGCAGCTGTTCGTCGATGCCAACTGGGCACAGACGCAGGGCGTCGTCCGCGACTTCGCCCGCCGGTCGTCGTTCGGGCCGCGGGTGCTGCCGACCCATGGCCGGTTCGTGGGCGCGAGCGGCCAGACGATCTCGGACAAGCGGCCGGACCGCGGCGAGCGGATCGGGCACAACTGGCGGACGAGCACGATCGGCAGGCAGCGGCACGTTCTCTACGACACCAACGCATGGAAGACGTTTGTGGCGTCCCGGCTCAAGCTCCCGGCCGCGGACCCGCAAGCGTTCACGGTCCACGCGGGCTCGCACGAGATGCTCGTGGAGCACCTGTCGGCGGAGGCCCCGGTTCGCGTCGAGTCGAAGATGCGGACGGTGGACGAGTGGAAGCTGATACCGGGCCGCGACAACCACTGGTGGGACTGTCTCGTCGGTGCCGCGGTGGCCGCGAGCTACTCCGGCGTGACGGCCGTGGGGGCCGAGGTGGTCAAGCCCGTGCGAAAGGTCATCACCCGCGAGGAGATGGCGGCACGCCGTGCGGCGATCATGGGCAAGATGGGCAGATGAACCGAGGTTGACACCTGTTCACCACCGGGCAGACTGCGTGAGGTTCGATGGTCTCCCATTCCGAAAGGAGTCTCTGATGCGTTTTCTTTCGTTGCTCGTGGTGCTGCTCGCGTCTTCGGCCGTGGCCCAGGACACGGTGATCGTGAGCCGTCGCCCGGTGACGGTCGTGCAGTCGTCGGCCCAGGACGCGGCCGTGGTGTTGGCCCGCCGCGGGGCGCTCGTGCATACCGGATGCGGCCAGACCGAGGGCATCGGCTTCTCGACCGTCTCGGCCGATCACGCCAAGCGGTCGTGTTGCTACTGGGGCCGGCGGACGCCGACGGACATCGGCATCGCGTGGAGCCCGCTGCGTCGCGGCTGGTTCGCGGTCGTGAGGTATCGCTGATGCGCGACTTCTCGCCGGTCACCGCCGTTCTGGTGTTCGCCACGTACGTCGTCATCGACGTGCTCTACGCGGCCTACATCATCGCGGTCGGTGACCGGCGGGCGGTCCGTGCCGCGGCCCTGTCCGCGGTGATCTACTCGCTGCTCGCGTACGGGGTCGTGACGTTCTCGAAGAACATCGCGTACCTGGTGCCGCTGGCGGCCGGGGCGTTCGTGGGCACGTACGTGACGGTGCGGTGGCGGCGATGAGCGACGACATCGTGTGGAGGCTTCGCCGATGGGTGGACCGCGAGATCAGCGAAGATGATCCGGCCGGTGCCATTTCTGCGGCCATCGACGAGATAGTTGAGTTGCGTCACCGGCTCGCGGAGCTAGGGGCGATCGTGCGAACTTCGCGGACCAGAAAAGAGGCGACCGAGGCCGCCGACCGGCTCGCGCCGATGGACGTGCGTTCGCTGCTGCTGAATGGGTTTCATCAAGTCGATAAGGCGTGGAGGTCGCAGTCGCCGCGTCAGGTTTTGTCGCAAGAAAACTTGACGCTCTCCGACGCGGAGCGGGAGGCGATCAAGGCTGGAATCGCAAACTGCGAAGACATCACCTATGGCGGCCCGAATGATGAAGAAGCGGCAGCAGTCCTTCGGC